AACCAAAATTTAACATCTCTAGGGTATCAAGCCGACTACGGTCAGCCTGGGCACAGTTCCGATAAAATACGAAAACTGGAAGTCTTCTCCAACGGCTCGTTGGATTGGTACAGCAGTACTTGGCAAAGAATTAATGCTGAAAACGACTCCCGGTTGCGAAAAATCGACGGTGCCTCCTACGTTAGGTACCGGGTTAATGCTTGTAGGTAACATTGACCCTGTTGGTTGCGCATTTAAAGAGCAATGCGTGCGGCTCTGATAAGGTACCAAAAATACGTCATCAGCGCTAGCAGTGATAGTAGCAAGTCCATTAAATGGGTACTTTAACCCAGTAGTGGAACCACCCTTCACGGTACGTGCCGACGTTAAGGCGGTGCTGCTCCCGACTGTGGTGTAAATACAGGCCGAAGAACGCAGAGAATCGAGCTTCCTGCTTCCGGGGAAAGCAACCGTCGGGCAACGTATGTCGATACCGCCACGATAAAACGCATATAAAGGTGACAAGTAGCCATAAGCGTCACCATTTAAACCCCATGAACCAGCATAACCACTTCCGGACCCGGTAATGGAATAAACACTGGTGTGCCACGGCCAATAAGACAGACCACTGCCGTTTGGGGTAGTAACAGGTGTACCGTCGAAATTAATATCGGTAAAGCGTTTAACCAACTGTCTCACGCTAGTAAAAATCTCCCCTTGAGACTGCTGACTAGCTTCCGTGCTAACGGTCATGGGGGGATCACCCCCAATCATGTTAGCTTGAGTAGCAAAAGGCCCAGGTGTAGCTTGGGCTCGGGGTAAAGCAAACTCAAGACTATCTCCGGCGGAATAGTAGGGCAATATTGATATACTTTGTCCAACGGTTTCCGGGGCGCGCAAGTCGGAAAGTACTTGAACCTGAAGTCTGCCACTCCAGTCTTCCATTCTCAAATAGTTACTGGGAGCGTAAAAAGGTAATTCAAACTCAAGTTCATCGGCTTCTCTAATATCGACCACCATACGTAACATTGGAGTTGTCAACGACGCCGCAAAAGTACTAACGGATCCATTGACTATGGGGTCGAAAAGTATCAACAATCTCCCACTGTGAAACATAGTCTTAACAAAGGACATGCGTACTTTAATGGAACCTCTCCAATAATTGAACGACTCGGACAGGTAATTCATGGGAGGTCCGGTTACATAAGTGAAACGCTGTCCCCCAGAATCTACGAACGAAGTGTTGCAAAGCAAACCAGGCGATATCTGTTGGTTATAGATAACGTCTCCACTGGCGCTAGCAGTGGTCCACTGAAAGGCTCCTATCATGGCCGGAACCTGCTTGAGAAATGAAAACGACATCTCATCTTCTCCTCGCGCAGAACAGCAATCTGTTATTCTGAGATGATTGCCAGCAGTCAAAGCCAATGGAATTCCAGGAGAAACTCCGTCAGAAGTGGCTGAAAATCTGTTAGACTGCTGAATAACGACACCAGGAGTGACGTTCACCTCGGGTTTACTCCACCCGAAAAAAGACGCCGCACCAGAAGCTACTTCCAGAGCCCACGAAGTAGGCCCAGTAAAAGGCGCCAAACCGGGTATGGCCGACAGAGATCCTACGGCCTTCCCGGCAACTCCTAAAGCATCAGCTATGGGAGTCATGGGTACAACGTCTTTTTCTCTCTCTATTGTGGCAACAGCTCGCATTTTAGATCTGGTGTTGTTCTTGGGGCGCCCCATGGTGGAACGGGAAGCCTGGGGATAACAAGGAGCGGCAAGTTCGAAATCTTCAAACCACATAAAAATGCTATAATCTATTCCAGTCTCACCGGCGGCACCGGTCAGCAAAGGAGACAAAACACTAAGATATATAGTCCCCCAATCATAGCGCTGATTAACGCGATCATAATAGTGGTTGGGACCAACATAAGGAATTTTTATGATAGCGGCGGTGGATCGAGCGTCAAGCTCAACACCTAATTGCGTCGTCTTGGTCGTAAGATTGGTATTCCACAAACCGGCCACTGGAGTACCGGTAGCCGTAAGATCAGAAGCACACGGAATAAAGTGCATAAGTAACCTACCCGCTTGAAACGGGTTTGCATTAATTTGTAATCTAATGCAGGCCTTACCACGTATCAGATTAAAAGCATCAAGCTTCTTAATCCAGACAGTGGAAGCGGCTAAGGCCGCCGCAATACTAGTATTATAAATTATAGTATTGGCAGCCGAACCAGCCGACCAGGTGCCAGTAGTTATAAGCTGGGGCCTGGCCATAAAAGCTGGAATCCCGGTATCCCTAACCGAGATAGTATCCTCACTCATAGAAGATACAATGACGTCCTCAATGGGGGCGTCGTCCATAAACACAGTAGTCTCACTAGACTCTGTGGGTGTTACAGTAATAGTTTTTGTTTCAGTTCGTTCCATAGTTAATAATAAAATCAATTCCCTCTAAGCGCGCTATTCACAATATATACATTTCTGCAAGGGTCAACACTATACCCAAGCTAAATCTTCTACGATGCGTGCGGTGTGCAGCTTGCACACATCGTAGTTGTTCCCACACTCCGGGAACAAACCCTGCCTCAACAAATGTGGTACCAACACACGTGTGAAGCGCTCGTAATAAGAACGGCCTCTCATGGAAACTTCCACGAAAAACTGGTTCCACCGAGCATTTTTATCGTCGTGAGACATATCTCTAAACTGTTGACTTTCGTACAACAGCTGTTTAGCATTAGTCTCATGCTTATTGGCTAAAACAATCCCAGAAGGGCTGTTATAAAACGTACGACATAAAAACTCTACAGGCTCGTCACTGACTAAATCGGCTGAAACCTTACCCGCTGCGTAAGGCACTCCGGGATCGTCAATGAGCACTTTAAACTCTTTGATAACTCCGTCTTTGGATATGGGTTGGGGTTTCATTCCCAAGTCTATCGATGCCTGGGCCAACGTAGTGTAGCAAAATCCCTCGTCGATTAACTTATCGCTAGGAACTGCTGCACAATCATCACCGTGCACGGATATAGCCACTTCATCAATCTTTTTAATGTCACTTATGTCTAGGGGTGTCAAATGACTCTTACCTAAACACGTCACGCTATAATTGATCAATAGATCGTTAGCCGCGCCATTGCCCACACTGGTGACCGGAGAACCGGAAGCAAGACCAGCCTCAAATTTTACGACATAAGCTGAGGTAAAAGTTTGAGGAAACAAGACATAAGGGGATACTATAATTTCGTACAGACATTCTAATACCCTCCTATCCTCATTAGTGAACTTGGTAGCCGAAAACATAACCATCTCCAACGCCGTCCTATAAAAAGTGCTATTAAGCAAAATGTCCCACTGACTAAAGTCCAAGTCAGTGGCAACTTTCACGGGAGAGTCTTGCTTCACACTCGTAAGATGTGATAACAGTCTAGGCCCGTCTTCAAAAGGATTGGCGTAAATAATGTTGGTGGCAAAACCCAAAAGTTTGTAAAAATACAAGGCTTCACCCATATACATTAATATGATGATGTTCAATATGGCACTGTATGCATAGACACACCGAGTATTCTTGCCAGCTTTTCTATGTTCATCCTTAGGCATAGCCATGACAAACAGCTCGCGGTCCTCGTAGTTTACTACTCCCTGTTTAAAACTAGAAAGTATCTTGTTAACTCGAGACTCGATGTCTCCATAAAACGGAGAAGATTCTACCTTACCCGTTTCTCCGAGATAGGCAGCTTTGGTCAAACCTTTTGGCAGTCCAAACCATTCGTTGGACATACACCCCATAATTCCCATACTGGTAGTACGTGACATCGCGGGCAAATGTCCATTTCCGTCGATTACCTCCTTTATAGAAAGGACTCTAACGTCGACGTCGTTGGCGGCAATATTAGCATACTTGCTCATTTGGCGCTTGCGATGTGCGACTACAGCATCGAGTCTATCCCTATTTATCGGGGGCTTGGACAATGGTCTGCCCAACATGGCCTTCTGAGTGTCCTTGATACCAACGGACATAGCTTCATAATCATATTTGGGCTTAATGTCACTACTAACCACATCTTCATACATCGCAGTGCGCATAGTCCTAGGTCGTATTGCAGGCAGTCTAGCGGCAACGGTTCCCACAACACATTGTGTCCTAGTACCGTCTATTTCCACCTCGCCTGAAGGAATCATGTTGGGAGCTTTCTCATAAATGAGTTTGTGCCCGTATTCCTCGACATGAATTTTAACATGAGCATCATAATCTTCCTGAGAAAAATGCAAGCATATGGAACTCACGTTATTACCAGAAACATGAATTCCTAGAATTTTCGAAGAAGTAGCATACATACTGCCACACTCGCCGAATGCTCCGACAACTTTGCTAGTTACAACAGCACGAGAAGCGTGAAATTGGGGTTCCGCATTAGAATTCCCATATTCATCGTTTTCGTCACACAGTCTATTGTACGAAACTGCTGCTCTGCAAACTATAAGCTGATTAAAAGTCATATTTTTGCCATCATGTTTGGAAGATCCATACACGACGTCAAACGGAGCAACTGCACACCTCTCGAACTCTTTACGAGTCATAAAGCGGTTACGCATATCGCTCTTAGTCACATCACGCACATAAAAACTCATTATATCGTCTTCGGAATTGCTGGTGGTGCCGCATACTGTTTTGGTTAAGTCCATATCAGTAGCTGTAAGGCGCAACGATCTTCCATTACTGTAGCGTAGTTCGCAAAACCCGCAAGGGTTTAACTCGAAAAACGATGCAATACGGTCGGCGTAATGACGTGGAACAAATAAAAGCCTACCTGATTGCACGCAATACGCAAGATCCACAGTGTGCGTATCGCCTATCAAGACCATTTGAGCACAATTGGACAAGCAGGATTTAATGACGTCTATGGTGGTGTTATCCATAGTGGAACCCTGTGTATAAGTAGCTAAACGCATAGCGCTGGCTTTAGCAGCGGCCTCTTCAGCCACGCTTTTACCTATCGCTCGCATTTTAGCTCTCACGGCCTTAGCAGAGACACTGCTCACCACAGTTCCGCTCTGTATCGCCACGCCTGTAGAAAAGAGATAATCGTACAACGATATACCACATCTCCAAGTGGCTAACAAACCCAAGACTCCAAGTATCTGGTAGCGGTAACCATAAATGGCTGTGCCGATGGTCTTAGCGCTATTGACTATAATGTCCTTGCACGTTTGCCACCACGTCTTAACCTCTATTTGTTGGAAATAGGCTTCAAACAAAGCAAAAGAGCTCGAGGGAAACATCATCCCCCCCAACTTAACATATTTCTCCATAGGATCAAATGTAAGAGGGACGCCCGTGGTACCCTGGTGAACTGTCAGATCAGTCACGGGCGCTCCCCCAAATAGGTACTCTTTAACGGTTTTTAGCCACGCGCTAAATCGTTCGAATATGCTCTTACTGGCGTCGACGGTTAGCCGATACTTCTGGCGAAGAAGATCGGCACGTTCGTCGGGAGCTACGTATTCCTCGGGCTCATACTCGGGGAAATACTCACGAATTTGGTCAGTAAAAGCATCGAAATACTTCTTTGACAAATCGTTGTGCTCACTGACACGTTGGTCATAGAGTTTATGCAACTCTCTTAACCACTCCTTGACAGTAAAATCTTTGCCAGAACACACTTCAGTTTCGGGATCGAACTTAGTAACATACAAATGTTTAAAGGTGGGGTCATGGTCGGTACCTAATTTAGAACGGTCCAGCTCCCTAAAACGACGGGGCAATAATTCTTCCCCTTCGCCTTTTAAACAGTAATCATCCCCTACCCATACAAGCCAACCACTCTCTTTCGCTCGATTAAGAGGGGCATCAGGCACATTGTATTGTACCTTCAACTGGTTTATTAGGGTAGGTCCCATAACGTTGGTGCCGTATATGACAAGCTTTGCGTGAACCTTGGTCTCCTTTACGAAGGCTCCGTCCACTTCGGCTGTCCTGTTGGATCCCAACTGAAATATTAATGACTCGGCTTCGTGCATTTCTTGCCCCAAGGCCACACGTCCTATCCTGTAATCGTCCATGGCCAAAACCACAGGGCACGATGACAAGTTCAAGTATTTGGCATCAATCTTGAGCCATTTTACATAATTCTCTTTATTCTTTTGAATTTTTCTGAGCATTTCGATATTGTCTTTATACATATAAGCTAATTGACTATCTATGGCTTGTGGTATTAAACGGGACTTTCCTATTCTGGACGCACCGTATAACGCCACTGCGACTGATCTAAAAGCTACATCGGCATTTGACAACCCAGAAGAATCATACATAGCGGCTAAAGGAGTAACTTGTTTCAAAAGTGCCTCGATAACACGAATAATATCGGACTTATTTGGCACTTTGCAATTGGGCTTAAGAAGCAAATGATGATAATCTTTGAGCTCCTTGGCGACTTCAGACATACGCCTCATAGCGTCGCCTGAAATTCCGTCGCCGGCCATAACCGCAAAGGCTAAATCTATTTCTTCGCGAATTTTGCGCAGGGTCAAATCGCCGTCCATAATACGGGAAGCAATTCCACTGTCTTCAGAGCCCATCACATATTCTAAACATCCGACTATAAAATCGGTAACTGTTTTCAAACAAAATTCTGCTCCTTGCATTTTCTTACGAATTGAATCGCTTTTAGAAAGGAAAGAATCGAGGTCTCCCGATACTCCAATAGATTTACCAGTCAAGTATGCAAAAATGCATCCCGAAACGCCGGATAAAATGTCGGACATGGCTAAAGCTTGTACTTGATTTCCAATCAATAAGGTCGGCGCAGCAGCGCGTCCCATGACCATATCTGACAACGAACCTATTAAGTTGTCAAATGCCAGCTGTAAACTGGGTAATTTGAATACGTGGTATACCACGCCTACCTGACCAAATGTCATCATAGTACGCAATATAGTACTTTCGGTTTTGTCCTTCAACATCGACAGCCCGACTAGCATTAAAACGGCTTTCACCACGCCAGTCAAATCGTCTGTTATCGAAAACAATGACACCACTTTATCAATGTGAGGTCCGCCCCAGGCTTGCCACTCCTTAGTGTCAGGAAGTGACTCAAAAACCTTGTTAAGACCGGTATTAATATTAATGTCGATGCCTTTATTTAACAATCCCTTAAGTGAAGCAAATTGCTCGTCATCTATCTTGACCGGATCGGCCGAGATTTTTAGAGACGATAATAGTTCCTTAAGATCTGTAATTGTCTCTTTCTCCACCCCGACAGTAACGCCGGGGGTGGGGATGGCTGATTTTATTGCATTGACTATGCCCCCAACCAGGCCAGTTCTTGGCTCTGGCGGGACATTCATTTGCAGTTGGGTCCCCGTTGGGACACAACTCGCATCTACCGCATCGTTGAATTGATTCAACGAACCCTTTCCAATGACGATATCGCTGTCATCGAAGACACTGTAGTCACCAAAAGGGTCTGACCAGGCGTCCGGCCCTGCGGCCCAGGCATCGTATGCATCAAGTCTGTCTTGTGTTAAACATCTGTTCAGACAAGCATTACGATTCCTGCAATTGCGGTAACCACATAAACATTGCGAAGCAATCTCGTCTTCGCAATATAGAGCAGCGCGGCCACCGTCAAGTCGGAACAATTCTTCCCACGACTTTGGGTCTTGTTCCAAAACCCATTCTAGCTCTTCGTCGTCATCTAGAATCAGTTTTTCCATACACTGATAATCATCGTCCGAAGACGCATGAACCTTACCAGAATATGTTGCACCCCATTTCAATCCAGACTGTATTGGTACGACAGTCAGATTAGCACGGGTGCTCGTGCTCTCTTTGTTGGTAATTGCCTCACGCCGCACGTGAGGACTTCGGTTTGTGTTGTTTTTGCCAGAAATCATATTAAATGAACCCGCAGTTTCCTCGAAAGGACCCACATCCGAATATAAGGGATCTCGTCTGAGCGATCACCCCGTCTCTAGATCAGGCGTACAAGTTTTTTGGCAGACTTATACTAGTTTAAGCTCTTCAGCTTGTCTATCAGCGCACTCTACTTATGCTTCCATCGTCTGATACTACAATTTACACTAACTACTGGCTTTCTTTCTCCAGTGAGATACATATATGAATCTTACGCTCACGCGCGCCGGGATAGGCTGTCGCCATTCCCGAGCTCAATCCATTTTTAGATTTGCATTCCCGCATCAGGCATCTTTCTTCTCAAGAACAACCCCTCACTCATCGGGACAATTAGTTGTAATACTTCCACTTTTACTCACAGTATCTCCGTCGTACGCGTCCTGGGCTGACACCCATTACAGGCTCAGTTCAACATAAACACCAACGTAACACTCCACTAATGGATACTATTACTTAATGTTTTGCGTTCCAATTACATCCCCCTTGGGGGGAGTCGTCAGGGCAGGC